CCGCCTGATACAAAATCTTCCGGTTGTCAAGACCTATCGTCCCACCGTTAATCCTCTTGGTCATCCCCTCTACGTCACCCTCGTCCGCAAAGAGATTCAACCCCTTAGACTGCCAGAACCAACCCGCAGACAAAGCAGCAACTACAGGATCTTCTAGCCTCTCTGGCTCATCTAAGAGAGTCACACCTAGAGCCTGACCACACCTTCTATAGTTATCTCGTCCTGTGAGCTGTTTTAAGCCTCTGCCCCTGTATTTCCAACCATCCCCCGGCTCTGTGTTACCTAAGTTCTTAGCACCCCAGTCTCCACCGTAGATCAGGTTAGCAATCCGCTCCTGATCCGCCGGTTGGTCTTTTGTCCTTCCATACTTCTTACAATCCATCTCACTGATCCGGTGCCGTCCAAACATGGACATCAGAGCCTCTACCCGGTAGTTCAGGTTCTCCGTCAGGATCGACAGACCACCGGACTCATGTCCGATCTGCGATAGAAACCCGGCTTGTCTCTGAGGTGTATCTATTCCATACAGATCCATAGCGTCTTCTATAGGCTTTAGAAACCGCTCTGCGTGTTCTTTTTTAGCCCCGGTACAGACCATCAGTTCTTCTAAGGTCATTTCTTCAGTTCCGCAGCCAGGGCTTCAGTCTTTTCTTTAGATCCAGCACTGGAACCCAGAAAAAAGTTCAGGATCGTTGCTACTACAGTGCCCAGCAAAAATCCCAGTATAGTGTCGGCAAACCGGATGTTGAGTTCAGGGATGTTGGTAAAGGTGATAAGAAAGATGTACACCACCGCAGTCAACGACCAAAAGGTCGCTAGATACATCACAAACCGCTTAGAGAACTTGTCGTCCTGCTGAAGGGCAGCCACCTGCATGGCCCTAGCGTCTGCGGTGTTCTTATTTGCCTGCTCGATCTTAAACTCTTCATGCTTCTGCGCAGCTTCACGCAAGGCATTGACTTCGGCAGGGTTCATATCCGGCTTGATCTCTATCCCGGTTTTCTCCTGAACATAGTCCAGACCTTTGTCCACAACCGCTTGTGCAACTTTAGGTAGGTTGTTCTGTATGAGACTTGATACGATGCCTGCCAAAAGTGGTGCCATTTACTTCTCCAGCATGAAGGTCAGGTTCTTGTGCCGTGGGTAAGTCACCACCTTCTCCCCTTCTGGGCACTTGTACTTGATCGTTGCCAGCAGGGTTGCGCGGCCCGGCGCAGGTGTCTCTTTCAGCGTCAGGTAATAGGTAAAGGTATCAATGTCCGGGCCAGCAGGCCCAGAGAACTTAGGGTTAGACGACACCGCCTCTAAAACTACGCCTTTGCCGTCTCTAATCGCTGGTACAAAAGACTCGACCGAGCAGTCATCCCGCTTCTTGATTCGGGCTACAGTGACAGAGATTGCATCTGCCGTGGGCTCTACCTTGAAGTGCTCCGGTGCCCACTCGATGATGGCTCTATCCATCCAGCCAAACTTGTCAAACAGCGTATAGCCACCACCCAGCGCAGCAATACTCGCCGCCACCGCACCGATTGCTTTGTGGAAGTCAATCATTTCACCGCCGTCACCTGATCTTCGCCTTTAGTCACCGTTACCCGGCCTTCAGTAACATCGACCTTCATAGGCTGCTCTTGCCGATCTAGTCGGTCTAGCTTGTCAATCAACTGCCGCATAACCTCAAACTCAGGCTTCTCTTGCTTTGGACTAGCCCCGGCAATACCGTTCAGCATAGCAATGAGGGCAGTCAGGGCAGCTGACACAAGGCCGATGACGGCGGCGATCTTGGACTCTTCCAGCATCAAGCTAGCACCAACGCCCACAATTACAATCAACGTGATGTAGAAGAGCCCGTGTTTACCAATCGCCTTCCCGGCGACATCCTTAGCCGATGACTGGGCCTCAAGCCTCTGAAGCTCGGCCTGAGCCTGGGCCTTGAGCATTCTGATTTCGTCTTTCATCTTAGTTCCAGATCACCGCTAGCAAGACGCAGATGGCGAAGCCCGCAATAGCAATCACAAAGCCTAATGCAGCTACGTCCTTTTCATCTTCATTCATTCCGTCCCGCCAGCCTTTTCGGGTTCCTGAAGCTGCAATTCAGCCTGGGCTTTAATCTTTCCAAATACAGCAATCACAGCTTCCAAAGGAAGTTTGCCAAGTCCGGCAAGAACGATGTTTAGCTCATCAACAGTCAGGGAAATGTTCAGTTCTTTCATGCTTGACTCCAAGGTAGAGGGGGTGAAATTACAACAGGATGGCGTTGCAATTCTATTTGTTGCTGCACTGCGGCCTCCGTCGCATCTTTATCCACCCCGTTAGCCCAAATCCAGCCAAGAACCTGCTCTTGCGTCAAGTTGGCGTAACTTGTAAAGCTCGCAGGGTCTGGAGCGGGGACGGAACAGGTTGAGTATACCGAGGCCGAATACGTCTTATCGCCATCGACTTCGGTGGCAGACACGCGCCAGTGGACAAGATAGACAACATCCGTCATTCCGTCTTCTTGCACACGGCATTCCATGCTAGATACTTGCCAATCCATGATTAAGCTCCTTTGAGTGCGGCCACTTCGGCCTTGAGTTCATTGATCATTGCCTGCTGTTCTTGGATGGCTTTGACCAGCACAGGAATTAGGTCAGCACGAACCGACTTGTACGGTTCTTCACCTTCAGGTGCAGGATCTTTCCACTCGTCGATCATGTCGGGGAAAACCTGCTCAAACTCTTGAGCAATCCACCCACGGTCGCCTTTAATGTTCTTGCCCTTACCTTCTTTCCAGTCAAACTTGCGTGGCTTGAGCGCCATGATTTTGTCAAGGCCGACATCAAGGTCTTGGATGTTTTCCTTCAGGCGCTGGTCAGAGATGGCGCTGATGGTGGTGTTTGTGGCGTTTACCGTTCCATCCATTCCAACATAAAAACGATACGCGCTGGCTCCAGTTGAATAGACAATCAATGTTGACTGTGAGTTTGTAGAACCCGACCTTGTAGAAACAACAGTGCCTGCCGCCTGCATTTCCACGCCAAGCGTAGAGTCAGATGCAGCCGTCTTCGCCACCAGCAAATCCCCCCCGCTGGTGATACGGGCGCGTTCGCTGTTGTTGGTGTAGAAAGTTAGTACATTTGCGCCGCCGGCTTCTAAAGAAAGCCCGCCACTACTAGCAACCACACGCCCGCCAAGCGCATCTCCGTATTTCAAATCAAGAATGCCGCCATTGGTGCCATTGACCGTAATAGCTCTGTAATTGCTAATTGTGGTTGGGTTGGTTGTGCCAACACCAAGGTCTCCGTCCGCATCCAGTGTCATTGCCTGGGTGAAGGAGATAGTGTTGCCTGCGGTGCCGGAGGGGGCGGTGAACCATTGGTGAGCACCAGCAGCTTGCCCATAAATAGATGCGGCAGCCGTTTCCAAATACTTGTTTGCGCCGTCGTTGTACCAGTTGTTACCAAGATAAGTGTCGCTACTACCCTGCGTCAAAACAGCGCGTGTGCCGACTTGAAATGCTTTATAGTTTGAGTTCCACGCACTCGGCGTAACTCCAAGACCGAGGTTGCCGGAGGAGTCGAGGTTTAGCCTATACGCATTAGCTGTGGCATCGATAATCGAAAAGTATCCGCCGCCAACGACACCATCACCGTTAGCAGTTGCGTGGATCTTCCAGTTTCTTCCACCTGTTGCAGTGGCGTTTACCTGTAACACAGTGCCGTATGACACGCTGTTTTGGAACTGAGCTGTGTCGTTTGCCGTTCCAACAACAGTTAGTCTTTGTCCAACAGTATCCGTCCCCACCCCAACATTACCAGCAACAATCAGCCCAGTAGTAGGTGCAGCAGTCGTGTAACCGATAGCAGCGTTACCAGTTACTTGCAGGGTGTTATTAGTAGAGGTGAAATTGCCGCCGATGTTGAGCGATGTGCTGTTAAGACGCATCCACTCGCTGCTGCCATCGTTGTTTTGAAACTTAAAGCCAGCAGGAGATCGAAGCGTTAATGATTCGCCGGAGGCAATACCGTTTAACTCATTAAAAATTGCTACTTGCGTTGGCGAAACTGAAGATGCTGCGCCACGATAAAGTACGATGCCATTTTTATCAGTGACAGTTCCAGTGCCGACTGTCAGCATTCCTTCAGTGTTGGCCGTACTGCCTATGCCCAGTCTCGTCCCATCAAACGTCAGCGCACTACCACTTGTCGCAGACTTGCTGCCATTAAGGTACAGAATACCGTTTGCTGTACCACCAGACAGGATAGGATTAGCAGAGACAGATACAACACCAGTCGAATCAGCAATAGACAGAGCAGCAGTGCCGTCTTTGGCTTTTATGTTGGTGACTTCGATATTTGTCGTATCAATCGTGGTCGAGTTAAGCGTAGCAGCCGTAACCGTACCGTTTAGCGTAGTTGAAGTTCCGTTCGCAGAACCAATGTTGATCGCTGTCGTAGAGCCAGATACACCGGCTGTACCAAGATTGATCGTCTTAGTTAAACCAGACTCCGTTGCACCCGTACCCAAGTTAAGAGTATGAGTCTTAGTCGACTGGTCGAACGTCTGTGTACCAGTCTGAGCAGCACCACCGACCGTAAAGGTTCCCGTCGTTTGAGACGTACCAAGAGCGATATTCTGAGTCGTGGCCGAGAACGTAACCGCATCACTCGCCGTCAAGGTCGTGATACTTAATCCAGATGACCACTGCGGCAATGAACCGCTTGAGGTCATTACCTGATTCGCCGTTCCGATAGACAAGAACGTCGTAGCTCCGGCACCCGACTGGTAAGGAACCGATCCTCCAGCACCACCCGCTAGATTCGTTGCAGTATTGACCGATATAGAACTCGGAGCAGCCCACCCAGGGATCGTTCCGTTTGACGTCAGAATGTACGTATTCGATCCAATAGCAAGCTTAGACAACGTATTTGCAGCACTTGCATATAGAAGATCACCCTGCGTATACGTACTCTGCGCTGTACCGCCATACGCCGCTCCTAACGCATTCGTTAGATTCAACGTGTTGATCGTGGCCGTCGTTCCATTGAACGTGAAGTTTGCCGACCCGGCTAAAGCACCAGACGAGTTGTACTGAACCTGCGTCGTCGATCCGCCAATCGTTCCAGTGGCCTTACTAGCAATAACCTGTACCGTTCCGCCACTGTCCTTGTAATACAACTTGCCATCAGCAATGTTGATAGCAAGCTCCCCATCGACTAGGTTCGTGTTAACCGGAACCGCAGAAGCAGTCGTCGAATGATAGAGCTGGATCGGCGTGAAGTTCGTGGCTGCCATGATTCTTCCTTAGAATGTTCCTCCAGAGATCCCGCTCCACTGCGGGCCTGTAGCCCCGGCAGTCAGAACGTATCCCTGCGTTCCTAATGCAAGTTTACTCAATGCCGTCGTACCAGAGGCGTACAACAAATCACCCGCGGTATAACTTGTTTGACCCGTACCGCCTAATGCCGCAGTAACAGGAACCGTCAAACTAAACTGCGTCCCGCTTAACGTCAGGCCCGTGCCAGCAGAGTAAACCTGAGATGCTGAAAACTGCGTAAAGGTTAAGTTCGTCGTACCAATGATCAACGGATTTGCCGTTGTCAAAACATACGACTCTCCGGCACCTGTACTTCCCTCTTGAACGAAGAAGTAATCCCCCTGACCTAACCCGCTCGTCGTATCAGGTTGAAACTTGTTTGCGTCCGTCGCCCGAGTCAAAACCCAGTTGGTTCCACCCGGATCTGGCGTTCCAACCGTAGTAACCGTATACACCCCGTTCTCATAAGCATTGACTTGGTTATATACAAGAACACGGTTGCCAATAGATAAACTCACACCGTCTATCTGAATCGCTGCCTTCGTCCCGGCATTCGTTAACGTAGCGCCAACACCTGCGTTAACTAATCCGCTTATCGTTAACCCCGCCCCGTCAGTAAACGTCGTAATCTCTACTCCGTTATACGACGCAGCTAACGTAACTTGATTCCCAGCAGGAACAGAAAAGACGTAATACGCAGTTCCAGCAACTATCCCGTTTGACGACGACGAAAACACAATCTGATCGTTAAGAGAAAGGCTCGGAGATGTAGAAAACGTCAACGTCTTCCCCCCGCTGATCGTTGTCACCGTGACCGACGTCCCCCCTGGTGTATACGTAGCATTCAAAGCCGAAGGCGTCTCAACCCTCACCGGACTATGAATGTCAATCCCAGAGGCAACTTGATCATCTACGTACTGTTTAGTCGCAAGCTGTAACGCCGCAGTCGGGGCTTGCGTTACCGCAACCGACGTCAATCCCCCTAGAGTTAAAGACGTACCCCCGAGAGATATAGAGGTCGTTCCAATCGTGACGGCACTGTTTTGAAGAGAAGAATTCGGGATGTTCGACAACGACAACGCATTTGAGCTTCCAAGCGCTACAGACGCACTCCCCGAGATACCCCCTGAGTACGTAAACGAAATCGTTGAATTGGTCAGAGAACCATTACCAATGTTGCTCAACGTATTGTCGGCACCACTGATCGTTTTGTTGGTCAGAACCTGAGATCCGGTAAGCGTTGCTACCGTTGAATCAATACTGATCGTTCTTGCAACAGATCCGTTAAATGTTGTGCCAGAATCTAACTGAAGACCAGTCCCAACCGTCAAGGCATTAGTAGTATTGGCCGTGATTGTCCCAGACGCGCCTAGTGCAACCGTTACTCCGTTATAAGTGACCGACGAGTTTGTAAGGCTTGCATTAGCGATATTCGATAGCGTGTTTGTCGCCCCGCTGATTGAAGTTCCCGTCAGCGTTGTAAGCGTCCCACCGAGAGATACGGAGGTTGAACCGATTGTGATTGCAGAATTGTCTAGAGCCGCATTCGGGATGTTTGAGAACGTATTCAACGCCCCAGACATCGTCTTGTTCGTGAGAACCTGAGATCCCGTCAACGTCACAACCGTTGAATCAATCGAGATCGTCCCGGTCGTCGTTATCGGGCCACCCGTTAAACCCGTCCCCGTGTTAATTAAAGTAACCGCACCCGTAGGAAGGTTCGACCAACTACCATTTTCGTAAATCTCAAAAGCATTTGTCTCTGAGTTATACCGAAGTAGCCCATCCGTTCCCGCGGGCCTTTGAGCAGTCGTACCGACCGGAACCCGAATAGCTCCCGTGCCAGGAAGCACTGCGTTATCCGCAATCCTAAACGTCGGGTTGTTCGTTCCGTTTCCGCTCGTAATGTCAATCTCGTTCGTCGTACCCGTCAACACCCGAGCATTCACCGAACTACCGTTGATCGCCAGAATTCCCGTCGACGATAACTGAGCTAACGAAAGAACAGAACCCGTTAGCCCAACCGCAGGGTTTCCAGACGCTCCGTTCCCGTTAGTAACAGAAATACCGTCAGAGCCTGACAAGATCGTCCTAGAAACGATCAGACCACTTGACTTGACTACAACCCCGTCAGAAGCCGTTTCCAAGCTTCCAGACGTACCGTTTAACGTCAGACGATAAAAGGATTGCGCCCCACCGTCCGTAAGCCCTAACCCCGTTCCCGTAGACAGATACCGAGAGTTTGGAAGCGTAGGCTCCGAAACAATCGTCAGGAACGTCTGATTCAGAATCGGAGCGTTCGCTATCGCCCCGGTCGTAGTTTGTCTAGTCTGCCCACCCTGAACAATAGGCACAGACTCCGTGCCATCTAAGGGTAAAGCCTGTGGCAACTGCGTGATCGTTACATTTGGCATGGCTAGGGCTGCTGGCTAATTCCATTGACGTTTCCGTCATCCTCCGGCGTTTGTGTCCCCTCTTGCGTAGAGATCACATAACCGCCATACCCAGTCGTCACTAAGTCATTCGGATCTACTGCTACCGATACATCCGGCCTAGGAAACCTAATCGTAATTCTTTCCGTCTTCCTAGCCGGCAATCTATACGGATCAAACTCATCTGCACAACCCTGATCACACACCGATAAACCAGGGAAATTAGGATCTGGCCTCATCACCGCATGCGGACGCTTGAGACGACAACGGTCACAGATTGCGATTGCAATATCCGAGTAACCCGTCGTGTCTAGGAATCTAGGCATGATCAGCGTGTGTACACGTGGATACCAGGAACGAGTTGTATCGGCGATTTGTCGCGTTCTTCGTTTTCCGCAAGTACTAGGTACTTTTCTGCTTGACCTTCAAGATACTGCGTCCTTGCGAGGTCTACTCCAGGCAGCTCAAGGCTCATCTGGTGAGCCAACATGGATTGAATGGCTAGATACCACCTCTGAGGGATTTCTAACTCTCCAGATAGGCTTCCAACGTCCATAATCTGCTTGGAATACCATACAGACATCTGAATAAACGGGTCTGAAGGCACAGGCCAGAGGTAAATCTCCGACTGTGGGATCGTTCTGTTGAACCAATACTGATACGGCTGGTTTGCAGTGAAGTTTTTGTTCGGCAAACTCGTGTAATCGTCCCTGTTGAGACGCGCCATCACAATTTCGGTCGAGTTATTGCCCAAAAAGAACTCCCGAAGGCTCAAAGTACCGCCTCCAGTCATCCGAATCCGGTAATACTGCACCGTTTGCCCCGGTTCTATGTCATACCAGAGCCATTCGTTGTCTACCCAGACCTGCGAACCAGGGTCATACAGCGTATTCCACGTAATTCCGTCCGCAGAATACTCAAAAATGACCGAATACGTTCCAGAAACACCCGGCAAAACACCAATTGACCCTACATACACCGGGTTATCCGTCCCGTAATCAACCGCAATGTTGCCGTTTGCAGAGGTTTGGGTACACAACGTGTCAATGTTTGAGTCAAAAGCGTTGTCAACGACTCCACCAGCACTTGACGTATAGTCTCCAGTACCGTTCGGAGTCGGTCGATTCATCTGACGGTACATGACATTCAGTACGTCATTACCTCCCAAAGGAAGCTTGTAGACATACTGATCCGCTTTCAGACCGTAAACCTTCTTCCCAATGGCCCAATACTGGATTCCAATGTTAATAAGGTTCGACAGAAGGAAAAACAACGACTCTCGAGCACTCAAAACCTGCTCAGAGGTCAGTTCTTCAGCAAGCTTGCCGCATCGACGAGCACCGTGATCTATCAGCGTCTGTACACTGATAACGGTCGTGCCGACGGTTCCCGAGTAGGCCATTACCATTTCTCCAAATGTGGTAACATCTTGCCGTCAAAACACAAGATGGAGTCAATTATGACCTTGACACAAGAAGAATTGCGATCAATTTTTGAGTACAACCCATTTACTGGAGTCGCTCGTTGGAAAGAGGGGCGCTCAAACATGGTTCAAGGCTCCTTGGCTGGTTGTTTGCATGGGTCTGGATACAAAGTTGTAACCATCAACTCCAAATCTCAAAAACTTCATCGAGTAATTTGGATTATGTTGTTTGGCGATATACCAGATGGTTTTTACATTGATCACATTAATGGCAACAAAATTGACAACCGGCTTGAAAATCTTCGATTGGCTACCAATAGCCAAAATCAACAAAATCGCCCTGCGCCAAAAAACAGCACATCTGGCTACAGAGGCGTGACTTGGCACAAGCAAGTTAACAAATGGATGGCAAGAATTTGCATAAAAGGTGAACGCAAGACGATAGGTTTTTTTGACACCGCTGAAGATGCCTATGAAGCATACAAAAAGGAGGCAAAAAAAGTTTTTACTCATGCCAATCGTCTACCATGATGGACAGTTCCAACGCTTCATAGAGGCACGAGCACGACTGCCCTTTTCACTTGCTCTGGCAATCGAGTTCATACGAGCACAGAACGAATCTCGCCTTTTCCCACCTTGAGGCTGAGGAGGCTTTAGATTCGATCCCGTCTCACGGTTGTACTTCTCTCGACCCTTAGCGGTCAATCCGGCACCTTGAGACACAGGAAGCTTTTCTCCCCTTCCTACAGAAAGACTAGGGCCACCTTCTTTCATGGGAAGCTCTTTGTAAGCCTTCTTCCCAACATTGCCCTCAGTAAACTCTTTGGCAACAGACGGCTTAATGCCAACCTTCTTCGCAAACGCCGGATTGTTCTCGGCAGCCTTCATGAGCCGAAACTGCGCCTTAGTCTTGGCTGGCATTACGGGCCTTCTTTGACCAACACCAAGATGAACATTGACGAAACAGCATTGTTGCTAGAACTACCAATTGCTGTTGCTTCAATTGTTGTCTTTTCTTGGATCACGATTGGATACTCAAACACATAGTCTGCTACGCCATTGTTGATACTCGTAACTGCGGCGGTGCGTCGAATGTTGTCTGCTCCTCTCGTCAACAGTCTGCCTTGAACTTGATTAGAACCACCCGATTGACCAGATGAAAATAAACCCTGGGAGACGTATGCGGTGTAACCCGCAGGAACCGTCCAACTTCCAGTTATTGTGGTGTTGTAGTCAAACTTGATGATGTTGTATGTGGTTGCAGGAACGCCTGCTGTTACAACACCAGTGCCTATGTAGATGTCACCAGCAGCGCCGTTTCCAGACCCAGCCGTGAGCACATAAGCATAATTGACTCGCAGCAAGGACGCCGTCATCGTAACGGCAGTCTGCCCATTAAGAATGACAACCTCACTGACTTCGTTATAGTTTGCATCCAACCCCTGCACAACAACTGTACGGGCTCCTGTGCCTAACTCAGTATCGTTTGCGTTTGACGAACTTACTGTCATTTGCAGTGCAGCGGCCGGAAACGTAATTAGGCTTGGAAGCGGCCAGACTGATACCTGCGAGGTGTCTACGTCAGGATTAAAACCAAACACAACAACACTTCTGTGGCCCTGAATCTGTCCGCGAGCGACTTGCAACTCAAAAGGCTCGTATGCCCCTTGCCTTGTAATTGACGAGATGGTTGTACTCATCATTCAACGCCTTCAAAATGAGGCAGGGGCCGAAGCCCCCGTCTCAGCACTTAACAGAACCGCCACGCTTCTTAGCGGGTGTCACAGTGACAGACTTCTCAGTCTTAGTGACGCTACCTTCAGGCGGCTTCTTTGAGAAGAAACCCTTAATACCTTCCATCATACGCTTTGGCGCACCTAGGATGGCATTACGTATAGCCTCGTTCTCTTGCGTCTGGCTCTTTTCCCAGCTTTCATACGCACGATTGGCTTCGTCCGTCTTCATCTGGTTCTTAGCTTCCTGCGGAACCTTACCGCCTTCGTTATATCTCTCGTTAGAGTAACGCTTGGCAGCTTTCATCGCAGAAGCATTCTCCGACGCATGCGCTTTCATCAAACGCGATTGCGCCGGAGTTACCGATCCACCAGACTTAAAAGTCCCAGAAAGCCGACTAATACTCACCGGCTCACTAGGCTTCTTGCGGCCTTGAGGCATCGCTACGGGGGCACCGCTATTAACACTTCCCCCCGTAGCGTAGGCTTTTTTTGCTTCGCCACCTTTCATGTACGCCATGCCACCGCCCATCATCTTGGTAGCACCGCCATGTTTGTAGCCGCCCGCATTAGCCTTCGCTACACCACCGGTCTTGTAGCCACCAGCGTTGCCAAGCTTCACACCTTCCGTCTTAGCCGGAGAATGATCCACCTTAGCCGTGCGCATCATCGTCTCGCCCTTCTTAGATTCGATGATACCGCCCGCTTTGTAGCCACCCTGGCCCATAACGACTCCGCCCGTCTTAAGACCTTTATGAGCCTTAGAAGCAGGCTTGGCTGCGTGTTCTTTCAACGCCTCCGAAGTCTTAGCCATCTTCTTCATCTCAGCAGCGTGCTCTTTCTTAGACTCGCCACCTTCTTTCATCATGCGACCAGCCATCCCTACCGGAGCAGCAGGAGCCGCAGCAGCAGGCATAGCCATCATCGCACGACGACGCGCAGCCATCGAAGGACGCTTAGGTGCCATAGCCGGAGCCATTCCACCTCGAGCAGGCATCGCAGGTTGTCCGGTCATCGTACCAAGACCAGGCATACCGCCAGCTTGCATCTTGACCGCTCCGCCCTTTTTGAGCTTTAGCTCAACCGTGGGCTCGGTGGTCATCATCTTCACCATCGGCTTAAACTGACCCATTTTGACCTCCTATGATCCGACCGCCTTGCGAGCGGCCGGAAGTTCATTACGACGGATTAACGCCGATACCACCTGCCGAAGCACTCGGAGCAGGCATATCGACATAAATCTGAGCCAAGGAGGACGCATCGGACCCGAACTCGCCAATACCAACCATCATCGAGTTCTTCACGACTACTTGACCACCAGCAGACGCAGCAAGCGTCCCCAGAGCAGTCATGCTCGTAGAGGTCGAACCCACGTTGTTGATAAAGGAACAGTTCTTGAACAAAGCATACCGATCCATGCCTGCAACACCAACCTTAAGACCCAAGGGAGTGCCAGCGCTGCACTGGAACGGAAATACGCAGTCAATGAACGAGTTCCGAGCAGTACCACCGGCAAGCTCAACCGTCGCATTCGCCGCACCTCGGGCAACCGTGTCGCCACCCAGAGTGCAGTTCATAAACGTATGCTCACCACCACCGTTCAACTTCAAGGAACGAGCATTCGCACCGCCCGCAGAGGCAGAGTCAGCCATACCGTAGATGTTGACGTTAGAGTAAGCATTGCGCGAACCAGAATCCGTCCACGCAATCATGCTTGCCGAACCCGTGGAAAATCCACAGAACACCGACAGATTGGCAAAGTAACAGCCAGACGCAGTCACGTTAATGAACGCATCACTGTTAAACGTCGCCGCAGTGTAAGTGCCAGTCGGAGGAGCAATACGCGCTCGCTGCGCAACCGAAGTCGGAGCAGCCACACCAATCAGGTGAGTCGCGTTCTTGTTCCAGTTAAGAGTCCCAGTGGTCGCAGCAGAATTGATCGACTGAGCCAGCGCGGTACTCAAACGGGCAGAACCCGCAGCAGTACCATCACCAACCAACACAACAACGTCGTTGTTGCCAGCCGTACACTTCGCAAGCGCACCGTACAGGGTCTTCAACGGAAGCTCAGGCGTACCGTCGTTACCATCAGCACCATTCACCGGGTCTACAAAGTAGTAGTTCCCAGTAAACGGAAGTCCGCCAATAGTCCCAAGAACCGGCACCCCAAAACTAGTGATCCCATTCGGGAAATTAGTCAGGGCCATTTGATTCTCCTAAAGATTTTCATAGGCAACTCCAAAAGTTTCCCTTTGGAGTTTACCCATCCCCGTGGCCGTTAAGCGCCAGGAGTTCCGTACATTGCGCGGGGGTCCGTGAACCCGACGTCGTAGCGCTCCGTTGCCTTGTAGCGCATCGTGTCGGTTTCGAAGTCCCCTTCCATCGTCTTTTCCAGACGACGGCGCATGAGCAGTTTCATGCCTTCGGGAGCATCGGTCTGAACCCACCATGCGGTCGGGCTGGTTAGACGCGACAGAACGGCAGCACCTTCATCAAGCAGACCAATCGACTTGATGGGGTTGATGTCGTTGTTAGCGTTACCGGCACGAAGCACGGACTTCAGGAGAACCTCGGCCTGGAAGACGTTGCCAGGAGCCACCACCAGTTGACGGGGAACCAGACGAATCTTCTTGCCGTTGTTGTCTACCGCTTGACGGATCTGGATCAGCATCTGCTCAAGACTGGTTTGCGACAGAACCGCAGCAGTCGTCAGCAGGTTGCTAAACGTACCGTTCACGATGGGGTGAGCATTGCTGTTCAGAGCAACACCGTCACCACCGGGGTAGGACGAGTTAAACGCACGGTTCAGGACGTTTGCCGACAGGGTTTCCTTAGTCTCAATCAGCGACTGAGCAAGGTGACGGGCATAGACCTGACCAATACGAATATGATCACCGTCCTCAACAAGAACTTTGGTCAGAGCAAACGCCAGACCGTAGACCTTGTAGACGTACCGCTTCAGGAACAGCACACCACCCTGCTGATAGGTCACCGGAGTGCCATCAGGCAGTTGAGGAGCCGCGCCGAAACCGTACAGAACGGGTTCTTCGTGGTAGTTACGGGGGATACCTTCCTGCTCGCGGAACACGCGGCTCCACTCATCAGTGCGCTGATCGTAAACACCATCAAAGCACTCATTCAGGATCGGCTCGACAATTGACCGAAAATCGGTACTGCGCATCGGGGCTGCCATGATTTACCCCTCCTTAAACGGCGATCGGCGTGTAATTCGTGTTGCTGACACGAATCTGGCCGTACTGATGTTGAGAGATTTTGGCGCGAACGATTACGTAAGCGTCACCCCAGTCGTTATCGGGATACGGAGCAATATCAACGATACGCATCTGCGCTTCGCCGTTTGCACCAACCACCGAGATTGACAACGTGCACTGACTCAGACCCGTAGTCGTAGATCCATCCGTGGTATTGCTCAGATCAGCCTCATCACCAATCGAGGTCTGAAGCAGCGTACCATCAGCTTGAATCTCATAAACGATGTTGGGATCGTCATAGAAGTACGCCACAACCGAACCAACCTGGAACGACTCGTTCGCAGGCCAATAGTTCGAGACGCGACGACGACCAGTAGCATCAGTCCACTCGACACCAGCGAACGCTCCGAGGAACGCATCGCCAGCAGCGGCAACTACAATGTACCCGTTAGTATCCATCTTGACCGGTTGGCCCTTCAGGATAGTGGTTGCATAACCCGCCGAGACGTTTCCGCTCGTCGATACCGCTTGAATTCCGTTGGCAAGAGCTTGTGCGCGATCCAGACCACTCGGGTGAAACGCAGGCCGCAAGCCAA